CGTTTAATTTCAACATATTGTTTAGACTCAGCGTGTCCATTTCAGCCAGTGCAGTATCGACGCCCATGATCATCATTGTGGTGGCATACTTTTCCGCTTTTAATTCAAACACCTGGGCCTTGGTTGTAGCTTCAACTACTGCCTCCTTTAGTTGGGCCTTTTCCGCTACCTTTTCCTCAACCAATGCCTCCCCCATTGCCTTCGCCTGTGCAGTTGCAACAGATGCGGCTTGCAGATTTTTTGTAATCTTGCCCAGCATCGCCTCGACTTCATCCACTGGCACGGCCTTGGCTTTGTCGGTAGGTACTGCAACGATGCTAACAAATAAACAGGCGGCAAAAATTAAAATAAAGTGCTTCATAGTTTTTTCATTGTATTCATTATGCGAATCTCGGTAATAGCGGCAGCCAGTGCGCTATCAGATTTTTTCAATGCGTAGCTGAGGCGGTCTATCTTTAAATCCAAGGCATCAATTTTTTGATTACTCTTTTCAATCTGTTCCTTGTAACCCGAACGCAAGTCCATATACAAATAAGACACAGCCAAAAGCATACAAAAAGCCACGGCAGCAACTGGGTTCTTACGGAATTGATCAAAGCTAACAGGTAGCGCATTGGGTTTTACTTTCGGTGTTGTCATATCGGAAATGGTGGGGGTGGTGGTGGGATGTATTCGGCTTTGGGTAAATCAAACAACCACATAAATTCAGTATTGGCAAACGCTTCTTTGTCTTGCTCGTTTCCAAAAAAGAACCAATTGCCGTTAATGTCTTGAACGCAGTTGATAAATTGATAAGGGTTGATGTATTGCCCTTGTACCTCTTGGTATTGTTCGGGTGTAAGTGTGTAACCTATCATACATTTCGGCTTAAAGTGGTTTGAAACGCTTGTACTGCGGTGTAAAAGTCAGATGCTTGGGTGTCGGTTAACCCGTCACCGATTGAAGCAAAAGCGCATTGTTTGGTTGAGAAATATAAGGGCGCTCCACTTATATTTACAGCACCTATAAATATATTATTAGTTGGTAGTGCAGAAGAAACAACAGTACTATTTATAGTTTTAGTTGCATTTTTAAATGCATTAACTATATTGGATGCAGTCCTATTTGCTATATAAAAACCTTTAGAATCTGTATCGCTATGTGATATATCGGTACTTTGATTTATCCTATAATACGAAACTCCACTTGTACGAATTTCAATCAGTGAACCATTTGCACCACTAAAATTACCAATTTCAACTTCGACACCATTGCTTGTAGTCCTCGAATAGTAACTTAAATGTGAACTATTTAAAATTAATTGTGTGCTTGAAACAATTCCACTATCCATATACGCACTTGTTCCGTTAGGTGTTACTCCCGTACTCGCAAAAGTCCAACCCGTACTTGTAAAAGTACCTGTGAATGAACTGCTCTTTAAGTTCTGCGCACACGCCGCCGCACTTGCCCCCACCATTGGATAAATGGCTTTCATGCTTGACCAAATACCCGCAGTTTTCATATCAAGTACAAGTTGATTGGTTGCGCTCTTTTCGGTTTCTGACAATGTTCCACCCGCAGTGGTAACGCGGTCAAAAAATGCTTGTGCATCGGGGTCAAAGCCACCGCCACTACTGGCAGTAAACCCGCCAACCCTTACACCAACTCCAACGCCAAACATTATTCTCCGTACATTACAACTGAACCACTCGCCAAGGTGATTGAACTGATATAACTACCATCGGCAACGGCAATGAATGTGCCTTGCTTTAATGTTACACCACTCAATCCCAATGTTGTCATCAACGATGCCGCGGATTGATCCAAAATTGCAGATACAACGGCATCCGCATTTACCACAAACCCACGGAATCTTCCCGTGTTGGCACTTGTGTTTGATACGACCTTTGAACCCGTGTAACCCGCGCTAAATGAACTTGCTGAAATACTCATGTCTATAAAACGATTAGATGGTTATTTGTTAGTAGTTTCCTCGGGTATGGGCTTTTGCTCTTCGATGATTTGGTTGATGAACTGAATCAATGGCAAACCAAATTTTGTTGGCATTTCTTGAATAAAGGCTTCTAATTCTTTTAGTTTTTCTTCGCTTATAGTTATCATAATGTGCTTGTAAAGGTAATTGATGGATTTAATAAAGTCAATTTTGTGATATATTGCTCTGTTAATTCGTTCAAAATGTTACCCGTAAAATAGGTATCTTCTTGGGTGTCGCTCAAAATTGCGTTCATTGTTTCGTTGTAGACAAACGATTGAATGTACCCTTGTGGGGTTGTTACATCATCAATGGTCTTTGTTCCTAAGTAAGCGGAATAATTAACGGTCAACAAACTTACTTTGGTGCTTGTCTGCGTTTCTTCACTCGTGAAGATAAACGATGGTGTATTTAATTGTATCATTTTTTTGGTTGTTAAATATTGGTTGATTATTATACTCTTATTCCTATAACCCTATCACCATTTGCCAATATATTTGCCGCTGTATCTTGATATAAATCGCCAGTTGTTGCTGGTCTGGTTGTTGGTATTCCCGTCATTGCTATTAGTGTGCTTAAAGTTGCTTTGATATTTATTCCCGTACCTGCTAATGTATTCCATATGCCACCCTCTGAAGTTCTATAAACAGATGACCATATACCACCACCAAAAATACCGATATTACCTGCAATATTATTTGCAGTTATAGTACAAAACCCACTATCATCCGCCAACCTAAAATCAATACTCGTTCCATTGCGTTTGATTGCGGGGAAACCTGATGTTGTGCCACCTAATTGTAAACGGTTAAATGTAGCTCCACTGTTATCAGTAAATAAAATAATGCTGTCTGCTGGTGATTGTATTGCACTTCGCCCCGTATATACAATTGCGCTTGATATACCCAAATCAAATGAACCAGCAATAGTTAATCTACCGCTATTTAAAACCTTAAACTTACTAACCCCACCAACTTGCAAATCAAGTAAGTTATGCGTCTGACCATTTAAGTTGGTTTCGGTTGCGTTCAAAAATATCCCCGTCAATGTACCTGTTTGCGCACCGCTATTATTAATTGTATAGGCGATATTCCCAATTCTTTGGTTTGTTGAACCTGCACTCAACGCAATGGATTGAACAATTGACAAAGCACTTGCGGGTGAGTTAGTGCCAATCCCCAAACGCTTGTTTATGTTATCCCAAAAGAAGGTCGTGGCATCACTTGCAAACGCACTACCATCGCTAAACTGAATTGCACCACTCACACCGCTTGGTGATGTTACCACGGGGATATTCCCCGAACCTAACAAACTTGCACCATTGATGGTTTTGATGTTTGTGCCACTCACCAAAACGGGTTGCAATGCCGTTCCACCTTGTGTTAGGTTATTTGTGAAGTTTACACCCGTTGTGGATACCTCCATTGGTAGGTTGTTACCATTACCATCGGAAAGTACCTTTGGTGTTCCACTTATGGCGGTGTTATCGCCCGTTTTTATTAGTCCTGGGTATGTTCCCGCAGGGGTTAAGCCGTTTAATGATATTCCCATGATTATATATTATTCCAAGTATCGTTAATTGAATTCCATTGTGTGTTGATTTGTTGCCATTCCAAGGTTGCAAAGGTCGGGTTTCGTGTGATTTGCCCAATGCCTTGCGCCCATAAAGTGCCATCACAACACTTTTTGGAGTATGTGTTTTTGTCCTTGCACAAACACGCCCGTGTTCCACCACCTTGCGGGGATGACCTTGATGGGGTTTTCCACCCATTCTGTGTGTTGTTCGGATTGTTAGGGTTGTTCCAATTGCTCATTTTTTGAAAATTAAAAGGATTAAAAATAACAATGCCAATACCGATCCAATCGCCACACCAACTTTTTGTGGTACACTGATTCTTTCTTTATACTGAATCTGTGGTGGTAACTGAATGGTCTTTGTGTAACGGATGGTATCTGCCTTTACAATTGTCTTAACTCTTATCACATCGTGATTTCTGTAAACAATCGTTTTAACGCCATCCTTTTCTATTGTGAGGGTATCAATCGTTTTTGTTGTGAAAGTGTCTGTAATGGTCACAGAATCACGCACAAACACCGTATCAATGCCATACACGCTTATTTGTGCCATGGCGGGGTTCTTTTTGATGGCTTGTTTCAAATGCCACTGCGCAGAACATCCCGTCAACAAGATGATAAGTGTTAATAATTTACCACCTTTGACAAACAAATCACACTTCACCTTATTGATGGTTTTCAACTGCGTCATGTAGGTGGTCAATTTCTTGACCTTTTCATCCTTTGGCTTGTATGTCTTTTTTACAGATTCCATGAAACATAGTTTGACGGATTTGTATTTGGGTATTCACCCGCTTGTTGGTCCTCGGTGTACTGACTAAATAATTGTGGGTAGTAACTCAAATAATCCACAACCCGTCTACGATAAGTTTCCGCGATGTTTCTTTGGCGTTGAACCAATGTATCAATTTCGGTTTTGTCTGGCAAGGTTGTGTTTTCGGGTGAGTTCCTCAAAATACCCGCATTGCTTACCTCATAACCATGAAACAACAACAAATCGGCCATGGCGTAATGAATCAACATCGGTTGAACATAGTGCGAAACCAAAGTTTGGTAGTTGCCCGTCAATGTTCCGTTTTCAACCTGGGTTAAAATGTACCGATACAACTTCGTTCCCAAAAGTTCTTGAACTTGTATGTCTTGACTGATTTTAACAAAGGGATAAATTTTGTCCACATCCACATTACCACCCAATTGAGTGTATTTGAAGATTAGTTCTTTGTCAACCAGTAATATGTCATCGTTTGCGTACATCTTATTTGTTCTTTAATGATCCTTTGTTTGGCATATCAATGGGGCGTGTCTTGGCGGTATTCCACCCACTTGGTGAGAATGGCACACCCGCAGCGTCTGCGCTTTTGTTTGATACTTCGTTGTAATTATCTAAATCCCTACTTTCGCCAACCTCGTTTGGTTGCTTTGGCAAAAACTTTCCTTTGACTTGTTTGCGTCTAAATGTCAATCGTTCCCATCTGTGGTGACAATTTACACCGCCTTTGTACTTCCAAATTGAATAGGAACTTTGACCGCTTGGGGCGAATTGTCCGTTCACACCCGCATCACCCATTTGGATAATATCTTCCCTACGGAATATCACTCCGCTTTTGGCTTCTTGAACCATTGTAGAGCAAAACTCCCTTGATTTGTTGGATACGAAATCAGGACCATAACGGTATCGGATTTTGTACACCCCTTTATCGTCATCACTTTTTTTATTGGGGTTGTCATACGCCAAGTTAAATTTCATTTCTTCATCCGCGTCTGTAACTTCTTGAACATCAATAAGTTCCCATTCATCGGTGTTAATTATTTCCCCCTTGTCTTTCAAATGTTCTATCCAAGATTTTTCGTCTTGGATGGTCATGTCCGCTAAATCAATCTTTTTTTTTTGACTTGACAACGATACGCCCGTTTCTTCTTCTCGGGTTTCATCATCAATGACATTGCCACTCAAATCGGTAAATTCCAAAGGTTGTAAGGTCTTGAAATAAAGATTCAAATTAAACCCGTTAAAATTCAACACCTTGGTGACTGCATCAATTATCAATCTTTGGAAAGGTCGTACCACAACATTATCAAACAAGATAGACGCTGACTTCAATTCGTCTGCGTTGCTACCAAATCCCGTGTTGTCCTTAATACCCAAAAGCAATGGCGATACAATACGATGTGCCACCATGATTTTCTGCATGGATTCTTGTGAAAGGAACTGATATTGGTTGTGGGCATCGCTCAATTGAACGGGGGTAATATCCGCACTTGAATCTTTGCCATCGTTCCAACTGATAATAAACCTACCCGCATTTGATGATCCGCCAAACTTTTGTTTGATTTGGGCTTCCACAGTGTCTTTAACCTCGGCGGGTGGTTGCCCGTTATTGAAGTTAATCAACATACTTGGCGCAAGGCCATTCATGATGTTGTTAATATGGAAATTGGAAATCTCCGCTTCCAAGTTGGCATATTGCGTACCGCCTTGGTAATCCACTGGTGCGAAGTAAAACGAACCCGTAGAATATGGTTTGATGGTTAAAATACATTCGTTTGCACTTTGGTCATAACCGAACGCCCTAAATTCAATTGGCGTGTGGTTACGCTTCATGTTAGCCCAATCGGGGCAATAATAGTACTTTTCAATTTCCCCCTTTTCGTTGCACTTGGCGGGGCGAAGGGTTTGTTGTGGAAAGTGCTTGGCTTGGACATACTTTTTGCGGTCCTTTGATTTCACCAATTGAAACGATGCTTGGCCTAACATCTTCAAATCCATTGCAACGGCACGAAGGTCATCCGCACTGAACAACTTTTTGAATTCAATGTAACCTGGCAAATCCCTTGATGCCCTTGTAACCTCCAACCCCTTACCGAAAATTTGGTCAACTGTGCCTTTGATACACGCATTGTTGGTTGGTGATGAATGGTACAAATCAATCAAGTATTGGTAATAATTGTTATCATCGCCGTATTGCACCCAATCTTTGTTCTTTTGCTCAATGATGGATGGTGCGGTGTATGATTGAAGTTGTATAAATTCTAAACTCATAATGTTTTCCAATTAGGTGTACCAGGTGCCGTTGTTGTAAACTGCTTCCAAGTGTTGTAAATGTTTGTTGTTCCCGTAATCCAATATCCCAATACCTCCCACATCAACACATTGCCGTTGTAAACCCTAAACAACAATTCATCGGTGTTCTTTGCCACCGCATTGATTGATGTCAATGTAGGCAACGCCATGGTGATGAATGAATAGGACTTTACACACGCCGTGGTCACTTGTACCATTGTTTTGGTGGGTTTGTGCCACACCTCAATTTTTGCAGTCGCTACACCCTCAAAATCCACAAATGGTGTGAATGTGATGTTGGTGGATGTTCCGTTGATGTGCATACCTACAAAACGCCATTAATCGTTTTTGTTACAAATGAAAAACCCCCACCGATTGGTGAGGGCTTACATAACTATAAATCCAATCTAAATTAAGCCGCAACAGTGATAATCGCAGGGGTCAATTCTGCGTAATTATCGGCATCAACGGGGGCAGGTGGGTTTGGTTCACTTGACATCAAAGTCAAAGTATTCAAACGGGCATCACCCATTTGAACACCCCATGAAGATGATCCGCCATTGGCATCACAACCCAAGGTTTCACCAATCAACCAAAATTGGTCGTTTCTATCCCACACGATGATTTGCCATCTACCTTGTGACAATGTTTTCAAAGTGTCCATATCGGCATCGCCCGTTACTGGGGTTTTACCGCTTGGTTTGAATGACAAAGTAAACAATGTTTCGTAGGCAGTTGTTCCGTTATCGCGTGAAGCGATTACAGTTGTTTCGATGGTTGACAAACCTTTCAATTCCCAAAAATTTGCAGTAATTGGGGTTGTGGTTGTTCCGTTATCAATCAATGTTACCAATCCCGTACCGCTTTTAGTCACTCTGTTGGCGAATTCAAAAGGGATAAAGAAAGCACCCTTCAAACCACCGACAAACTGCTTACATGGTTCGTATCTATTGGCTAATGTTCCACAAGTTGGCATATTTTTTCTATTTTGTTGTTAAAAAAAAGGGGCGGGTGTTTACGCCCACCCCGTGTTTATATTGTTCCTATATTATTAGGTTACATTAATTACAACTTGTTGAGTTGGGTTGGTAGCGATGATACCACCAGTGAAACGCATGATTACACGCACATTCTGTGAACCATCGATATCGCTCATGTCTATAACCTTCACTTCGTTGTAGTCGCTCAACAAACCAGTTCCAAAGTGCAAATCGCTCTTCATACCCAATACGCAATCGTAGTCGTTAAGACCAGGACACATTGTAACGGGGATACCTTGGAAGTTCATTGGCTTTTCACCAACATAGAATTGGAAGTTGTAGTTACCAGCAGATAACGCGGCTTGGTATGCTTTCATTGTGGCGGGGCCAACATAGTATTGGTAAC